CGCTTCACCTTTCAGCGAGAGCCGTACCTGCCCGACCGCAGACCACACTGGACCGCGTCGCGGCGACTGTCCACCGGATCGAAACGGCTGAGCCGCGATGTGTGTGCTCGTCGTCGTTCCGGGTCGCCCACGTCTTCTCGTGGACGTCAGCGCCCGCACAGTCCCGCTCGGGGGTGATCGCATGGCAACCGCTAAGCCTGACGCCACAGCTGACCCGCAGCCCGGAAGCCGCGGGTATCTCAAGTGGTACTGGACGAAGGGTCCAGGGCTGGCGAAGTGGTCGACTGACCCGCACCCATTCACCGCGCTCAAGGAGCACTTGAGCAAATACGTGTCGCCGAGCTACGTCGACCGTGTCGTGGCTCAGTGGTTCCACGATGCGCTCGGCTTCTGGCCCGGCACGCCGCACGTCGGACCGGTACCCACGAAGAAGTGACAGCAGTTGTCGCCGGTCGTCGCTAGCCTCCGAGCATGAGCAGAGAAGCCAGAGTTCAGCAGGTCGATCACACATGGCTTGGGCATGCCGTGACAGTGGAATACAAGGGCGGGACAATCGCCGGCGATCTTGTTGGATACACCCATCGCGCCCAACTGATCCGCGCAGCGAACCTGAGCACTGCCGAACTTGAGAGTGAGCTGGTGATCATGCCGTTCGGCAAGATCGAGGTGGACGCGTCGGCGACGGTGACTGACGGGATCGACCACATCTAGAAAGGGTTTGGAAGATGCCGGGCTGGCAGGGAAGCACGCGACGCAGCCGGCTTCCGAAGGAGTGGCCCGACATCCGCAAGCGGATCTTCGCTCGCGACGGCGGCCGATGCACATGGCTCGCTGACGGCGTGCGCTGCTCGGCGCCGGCGACCGATGTCGACCACATCGTCAGGGGCGACAACCACGACGACCACAACCTCCGCTCGCTGTGCCGCGCCCATCACGCGGCGAAGAGCTCGAGCGAGGGCGGACGCGCGCGCCGACGTCGCAACCGGTACCGCGTAGACCGGCCCAAGGAACAGCACCCTGGCCTGATCTGACACCCTCCCCCCGCCCCATTACCGCTCCGCGTATAGCGGCTCAGATTGCGTACGGGTTTTCAAGTCGTTCTGGGAGGCGCCATGGGTGAACGGGGTCCGATTCCCAAGCGGTCAGATGAGCGTGCGCGGCGCAACGCTCCTGAGCGCGAGGTCGTGAAGGCTGACGGCGCGAAGAAGGTGCCCATCCCAGCCGCCGACCGCAACTGGCATCCGATCGCGAAGCGGCTGTGGAACGCGATGAAGAAGTCGGGGCAGGCCGTCTTCTACGAGCCGTCCGACTGGGCGGTGGCGTACTCGCTCATGGACGACCTCAGCTACTACAAGAACCAGCACAAGCGGTCCGGGCAGATGCTCGCGGCGATCATGGCCGCGCTGACGTCTCTGATGCTGACCGAGGGAGATCGCCGGCGGCTGCAGATCGAGCTGTTCCGTCAGGCCGCTGATGAGGAGCGGCTCTCGGCCGGTCAGGCGGAGGCGAACGAGTGGCAGGCGAGACTCACGGCGGTGAAGTAACCGCGCTCCCGGCGCATCTGCGTGATCAGGCGACGTTGCCGCCGCGCGAGCGGTTGGTGACGATGCGCCAGGACCTGCCGGAGCTCACGCTCGGATGGGGATGCATCGCGTGGATCACCGACAACCTCGTGCACCCGAACGGGCCGCGCAAGGGTAAGCCCTTCCGTCTCACCGAGTCGCAAGTGCGGTTCATCCTCTGGTTCTACGCCGTCGACGAGCATGGCAAGTGGCTGCACAACCGCGCCGTTCGGCGTCTCGCGAAAGGCTCCGGGAAGTCGCCGTTCGCGGCCGTGCTCGCGCTGCTCGAGCTGCTCGGCCCGGTCCGAGTGGAGAGCTTCGACCCGGACGCGCCGGGCGGAGTGATCGGGATGCCGGTCGGCATGCCGCTCGTGCAGGTCTCGGCGACCAGCGAGCGGCAGACCGCGAACACGATGCGCATGGTGCGCGCGATGTCGCATAAGCGCACCGCGCTCGCGAAGAAGTACCGCCTCGACCCGGGCAAGACGTTCATCGAGACTCCTGAGGGCGGCCGTCTCGAGCAGATCACCAGCTCGGCGTCATCGGCTGAGGGCGCCGAGGCGACGTTCATCGTCGCGGACGAGACCGAGCACTGGACGCCGAACAACGGCGGCAAGGATCTCATCGACACGCTCGTGCAGAACGCCGCGAAGACCGGGTCGCGTGTCGTCGAGACGTCCAACGCGTGGATCCCCGGAATCGGGTCCGTCGCCGAGGAGTCCTTCGACGCCTGGTGCTTGGAGCAGGAGGGCAAGACGCGCGGCACGCAGGGCATCCTGTACGACGCGCGCGTCGCACCGCCCAACACCGTCATGCGCGACTACCTGACCGACGAGGAGATCGAGGCCGGCTTCGAGACGCTCGAGGACGCCGGCCACGTGGGACTGACCGAAGCGCTGCGCTTCGTCTACGGCGACTGCTTCTGGGTCGACCTCGTTGCGATCCTCGCCACGATCCTCTCGCCGGCCTACCCCGTCTCCCGTTCGCGACGCTTCTACCTGAACCAGCCGAACGCACAAGAGGATGCGTGGGTCACCCTGCAGGAATGGGCGGCGCTCGCCGACCCCGACAAGGTGGTGCTCGAGGGCGAGGACATCGTCCTCTTCTTCGACGGATCTAAGTCGCGCGATGCGACGGCGCTCGTCGGGTGCCGGATGTCCGACGGCCACGTGTTCACGCTCGGCGTGTGGCAGCCCGAGGCGGGGCGGAACGTCGACGCGGACGCCGTCGATTCGGCCGTGATTCGCGCGTTCGAGATGTTCAACGTGGTCGCCTTCTTCGCCGACGTGCGCGAGTGGGAGTCGTACACGAAGACGTCGTGGCCGGATCTGTTCCGCGATCAGCTCATGCTGTGGGCGGTGCCGCACGGCAAGGAGCCGCAGCCGATCGCGTGGGACATGCGCACGCACTCGTTCGAGTTCGCCGAGGCGGCGGAGATGTGCCTCGACGAGATCCAGAACGCCGAGTTCACCCATGACGGGAACTGGGACACCTCGCGGCACGTCGGCAACGCGCGCCGCCGCGAGTACAAGGGCCGCATCTCGATCCGCAAGGAGTCGCCCGACTCGCCGAACAAGATCGACGCCGCGGTGTGCGTCATCGGGGCGCGCATGGTGCGCCGCCTCGTGATGGCCTCCGACGACTGGGAATCGCAGAACGCAGGATGGACGGTGCTCAGGTGACGTTCCAGAAGCTCAACGCGCTCCCGGAGCACTTCGCCGACTACAACCGGCACGAGAACTACTTCAACGGCAAGGAGCGCCTCAGCGCGCTCGGCGTGTCGATCCCGCCGCAGATGCGCGCGCTCGAGCTGATCGTCGACTGGCCTCGCATCACCGTCGAGTCGCTCGATGAGCGGCTCGTGCCGGCGGGGTTCCGGCACGACGGCGCCCTCGATGACGACCTCAAGAGCATCTGGGCGGCCAACAACATGGACGCGAACGCGTCGCTGCTGCAGGTCGAGGCGTTCGTGCAGGGCCGTGCGTTCGCGATCGTCGGCCCGGGCAGCGGGAACATGCCGATGATGAGCGTGCACCGCGACATCGGAACGCACGTGATCGTCGACCGGCTGACCCGCCGAGCGGTCGAGGCGCTGGTGCGCTACCGGGAGGTCGACGGGTCGCACGCCGCCTCGTATTACACCCCCGGCAAGCGCCAGACGTGGCGCAAGGGCAACGCCGGATGGCTATCCGACGGCGACGCGCAGGATTCCGGTGTGGCCGGGGTGCCCGTCGTGCAGATCCTCAACCGCGCCCGCATCGGAGACCACCACGGCCGCAGCGAGATGCACGACGTCATGCGGTACACGGACGCCGCCTCGCGCGCCATGACGAACCTGCAGGTCGCCGTCGAGCTCGTCGCTCTTCCGCAGCGATACCTGCTGGGAGCGAAAGCCGGGGATTTCAAGGACGCCAACGGCAACCCGATCCCTGAGTGGGAGGTCTACGTCGGGCACATCCTGACCGGGCCCGCCGGCTCGAACGCCGGGCAGTTCGCCGGCGCGAACCTCGACCAGATCTCGAATGTGCTGCGCACCTAT